AAGCAAGCGGCTAAAATTAAAGTCTCTCCGACCGCAGATAATCCTGATGGCGTTGTAGAATTTAAAATCGCTTTGTTCGATGCTAACGTTAAACCAATTACCGATGAACCAAAAATCGGTAGCGGAACAAAATTACGTATGAGTGTCACTCCCTACACTTGGTACGTACCTTCTCAAGGGTTTGGTTACACACTTCGTTTGAAGGCTGTACAAATTATTGAGTTGTTGGAATACCAATCAACAGGTTTCACCGCTACTGAAGGATACTCCACAACAGGAGAAACATTCGGTGAAGTGCTAGAACAGGATGAGGTACAACCGTCGCAGGCAGCCCCGTTCTAAGTATCGCTCACGTTTCGAGGAGAGGGTAGCGTTATCACTTGAAAAAGCTAACGTTGCCTTCTCTTACGAAACATTGCGGTTACCTTATACGGTTCAACGTGTCTACACGCCCGACTTTATTCTACCGAATGGAATCATTGTCGAAGCGAAAGGATATTGGGAATCAAGTGACCGTACTAAACACTTGGCGGTGAGAGAAGCTCATCCCGATGTCGACATAAGATTCTGTTTTTTAAATGCAAACAACAAATTATCAAAGAAGTCTAAAACAACATACGCCGATTGGTGTGATAAAAAAGGATTTCTTTGGTGTGATAAAATTATACCAATAGAATGGATTTCATAAAAACACATTTACCCTGCGAAGAATGCGGCTCGTCAGATGCTCTTTCTTTAAACGCCGACGGTTCAACAAAATGTTTTGCCTGCGGTCAGTTCAAACCAAACAATACTAATGCGCCCACCATGCAACCTACTGCACCTAAAAATTCTAATTATATTACAGGTAATGTTTTACCGATACCGCAACGAAAGTTGCACGAAGATATATGCCAACGCTATGATTATAAAATAGCGTCTGTTAATGGTAAGCCTTGCCACGTTGCAACTTACCGTGATTCTAACAAAAGCATCGTAGGACAAAAGCTACGATTTGAAGATAAGAGCTTCTCATGTATTGGAGAAGTTAAAAACTTTTACGGACAACATCTATTTCCTAACGGTGGTAAGAAACTTACTATTGTAGAAGGAGAGATTGATTGTTTAACTACTGCACAAGTTCTTGGTGGTGGTAAAGCTGTTTACCCTGTTGTGTCATTACCTAACGGCGCACAGAATGCTAAAGTTATATTTCAACGTCATTTAAAATGGTTGGATAAATTCCAAGAAGTTGTTTTGATGTTTGATGCTGACGAAGCAGGTAAGAAAGGAATGCAAGACGCCGCACAAGTTCTACCGTTCGGTAAATGTAAGGTAGCACAACTGCCCCTTAAAGACCCTTCAGAAATGTTAGTTGCCAATCGTTCACGCGAGTTGGTATCAGCATTTTGGGACGCACAAGTATGGACGCCTGATGGAATCATAGCAGGCACAGACATATACGATAGGCTAACTAATCCTAAAGTATTTGAAAGTGTTCCATATCCTTTTAGCGGTCTTAACGAAAAAACTAGAGGGTTGCGTAAAGGTGAGATTGTAACATTCTGTGCAGGTAGTGGTGTAGGTAAATCACAAATCTGTAAAGAGATTGCACACCATCTACTTACAACAACCGACAAACGTATTGGTTATATTGCATTAGAAGAAAGCATAGAAAGAAGCGCTAATTCAATCATTGGATTAGAGATGAATAAACTATTACATCTTGAACCATTTCCTGTTGACGATGAATACAATGAAGCATTCAAAAAGACTGTAGGTTCAGGACGATTTTTTCTCTACGACCATTGGGGTTCGTTAGAGAGTGACAATCTAATAAATAAAATAAGATACTTATGCAAAGCTTTAGAAGTTGAGTATGTATTCTTAGACCATATTAGTATTGTTGTTTCAGGTATGGAAGGTGGCGACGAACGTCGTATCATAGACAACTTAATGACATCACTCCGTTCATTAGTTGAAGAAACTAAGATTGGTATGATTTTAGTTAGCCATCTAAAAAGACCTGAAGGACGGGGACACGAAGAGGGGCAGAGTACATCACTCGCGCATCTCAGAGGTTCAGCATCTATTGCACAACTCTCTGACGGCGTCATTGGTTGTGAGAGAAATCTTCAGGACGAAGACTCTAGTAACGTAACTAAACTACGCGTACTCAAAAATAGATTTTCGGGAGAGACAGGTGTCGCGTGCGACTTAGCCTTCAATCCCTTTACAGGACGTATCCAAGAATCAGCACTAACACCAACCATAGGAGATAACAATGAAAACCCATTCTAATATATGCAATATAACTCAAATTTTAAATACGACCTTGCAGTTGGTCAAATTGCCGAAAAAGCTCTTGCTGAGATTTTTGAAAACAAGAAAGTCGAAGTTAAGACGGATTTCAAAGCTAAGACTACGGGCAACTTATTTATCGAATTTAAATCTAGGGGAAAAGACAGCGGCATCAGTACAACTCAAGCGGATTATTGGTGCTTTAAAATTGAAGATTTGTTCTTGCTTATTGAAACAGAAAAGCTCAGACTTCTCATTGAAGACCTTAAAGGTACAGACGCTGAAAGATGCGGAGGAGATTCCAACACATCAATCGGAGTTCTTCTCCCACTTAACACGTTAATTGCAAACATACACAACAAATAATTACACATGAAACAACTCGTATTTGACATCGAAACTAACGGCATCGAAGATTGGTCACAACTAAGTGACTTAACTGATGTCTACTGCTTGTCTGTATTCGACAGAGCAGAAAATAAAATGTACTCATTCAACAATCAGGTTGAAGGAGATATACAACGCGGATTAGATTTATTAAGCACCGCTGATGAAATCATAGGACATAACATTATAGGATTTGATATTCCTGCATTGTTTAAACTATTTGGTTTTGGACATCCTAACGTTACCGACACTTTGATAATGTCTCGTTGCATTTATTCAGATGTACGTAACGATGATTTCAAACGCAGTAACTTTGATAAATCATTGATTGGTTCGCATTCACTTAAAGCGTGGGGTACACGCCTTAATATACTGAAAGGTACTTATGGTGAAACGTCAGATTGGTCAGCGTGGTCAAGGGAAATGGAAAAGTATTGTATGCAAGATGTTCGTGTTACTAATGCTTTGTATATTCATTTAGACAGTAAACGTCCAAGTGAACAAATGCTAAAGTTAGAACACGACTTTGCTACATATCTACGTAGACAAGAATACAATGGTTTTCCTTTTGACGAAAAGAAAGCTGAACAACTTAACAAGAAACTCATGGAGCGCCGTGCTGAACTAGAAGCAGAGCTACAAGAAGTTTTCGAGCCTACTGTAGAAACATTAAAAAGTAAGTGGTGGGTAAATCGTAATGGTGACAAGTTCCCAACTAAGAAAGCAATGTTAGAGTCAGGCTATAAAGCTACCGAATGTTTTCAAGGTGACTATAAGACTAGGACTATACCATTTAATCCTAATAGTCGTGACCAAATTGCCGACAGACTTATGAAGGCAGGTTGGAAGCCCGCACACTACGATGGTAAACGCCCCGCTATAAACGAAGCGGTACTAAAAGAGATTGGTTCAGAACAATCTGAGAAGCTCTTAGAATACTTATTAGTATCTAAACGTCTAGGTGCTATATCAGAGGGCGCTCAAGCTTGGCTATCGTCTGTAAAGAATGGACGTATTCACGGTTCTGTAAATACTTGCGGAACTGTGTCAGGAAGATGTTCACATCAACGACCGAACTTAGGACAAATACCTTCTACTAATGCACCATACGGCGCAGAGTGTCGTGAGTTGTTTACAGCTAAAGAAGGTAACGTATTAGTTGGAGCAGATGCTTCAGGTTTAGAGTTACGTTGTTTAGCACACTACCTACACCCATGGGATAAAGGTAAGTACGCTAGGATTGTCACAGAAGGTGATGTTCATACATCTAATCAAGAAGCCGCAGGTTTACCTTCACGTGCTGATGCTAAACGATTTATATACGCTTGGTTGTACGGTGCAGGTGACGCTAAGATAGGTTCTATTGTTGATGGCTGTGCTGTCCAAGGGCGTATCTTAAAAGAAAACTTCATGAAGAAAAACCCTGCTGTGAAATATTTAACTGATGCAGTAACAGCTAAAGTTAAACAGTCAGGTGTTCTTACAGGATTAGACGGTAGACAATTACCTTGTCGTTCTCCGCATTCCGCTCTTAACTTACTTTTACAAAGTGCAGGTGCGGTAATTATGAAACAAGCTTTAGTAGAGTTTGTTAAGTCAGCTACAAAACCTTATGAGATGCACGCTAACGTACACGATGAGGTTCAGTTTAGTTGTAATAAAGAAGATGCTGAAACTTTAGGTCAGCAATTTGTAGACGCTATTAAGAAAGCGGGAGAGGTGCTTAACTTCAACTGCCCCTTAGATGGTGAATATTCAATCGGTAATAATTGGAAGGAAACACACTAATGCCTGATTTAGATAAAGAGTTAACTGAAGCTTACATCGACGGACTACGTGACCGTCTTAATAAAAAAGAAGTTAAGCTAGGACGCTTACAACACGATTTCAGAAATCTAATAAAAGACCAACATATCTTAGAGGATGAAATCTTAACTATTAAACACACTATAAAGAAATGGAAACAACAGCAATAATTGACGGCGATATGATGGCATACCGCGCCTGCTTCGCTTCGGAAGTAGAAACTAAATGGACAGACGACTTGTGGACACTACATTCAACTGAATCTAGTTTAGTCGCAGAAGTTAGTTCGTTTATTAAAAACATTATTAACAAAACTAAAGTCGATAATGTACATATTATATTCTCTCCTAAACTAACATTCAGAAATGATTTGTTTCCTCTTTATAAAGCTAACCGTAAAGATAAACGTAAGCCTATGGGTTTAAAGTTCATTCGTGAGTATGTTGCTAAGAACTACGAAACAACAGTTGCTGAGAATATGGAAGCGGATGACTTGATTGGTATTCTTTGTACCAAACATCCACGAAAGTATATTGCTGTTAGCGGTGACAAAGATTTTAATACATTACCAATACGTTGGTATAATCATTTAAAAGATGAAGTTATTAAAAATAATAAAGAAGAAGCTTCACAGTTTCATCTTGTACAAGCACTAGCAGGCGATACTGTAGACGGCTATGCAGGCTGTTCAGGAATAGGCGCTATTACAGCGCGTAAATTACTCGACAAGAATGGCTACGTTTGGCAAACTGTAGTTGACGCTTATACTAAGAAAGGTCAATCGGAAGATGAAGCCTTAATGAATGCGCGTCTTGCCTACATCTTACAAAAAGACGATTACGATTTTAACACGAAAGAAATAAAATTATGGACACCAACAAAATAGAACCAACACTACCTGACTCAGGCAAACGCTCTGAGTTTGATACAGGCGCAGTACGTGATGCAATGTTCGGTAAAGGTATGCCTAGTCTCATACCTATATCCGCTCTACGTGCAGTATCTAAGCGCTTTGAAGACGGAGCAACGAAATATGGAAGAGATAATTGGCAGAAGGGTATACCTATGTCTCGTTATATTGACAGCTTATATCGTCATCTATGGCAATTCATGGAAGGTGATACAGCCGAAGACCACGGCGGAGCTATCATATGGAATGCAATGTGCCTTATTCAAACGAAAGAATGGATTGATAAAGGCAAGCTTCCCAAGGACTTAGACGACATAACTTTCCCTAGAAAATAGGCTTATATGAAAATTATATGAGTGACCCATTCCCAAATGTTCCTCAAGACTTACTAGATAAGCTAGAAGAAGTCTTTCCAAAAAAGGATTATGCTCCTAATCAAAACATAAGACAACTTGATTATGACTATGGTCAACGCTCTGTAGTAAACTTTCTGCGCGCTAAACGCGAAGAACAAACTGAAAATATATTAACAACGGAATAAATTATGTGTTTATCAACTCCCGATATACCTGAACCGCCAAAACCTCCTGCTCCTCCTCCTCCTCCAACCAAAAAGGTTAAGAAGCTAGATAAAGCAGGTGGTAAACTAACTAAAGCTGCATCTAAAAAGATGGGTGTAGGTTCATTAACTATTAAACGTCCTACCGTCGGCACAGGTGTTAGCGGTGGAACAGGCGCAAACTATTCATAATGAACGGTTTCGGTAAAATCGCTACAATCTCCTCCAACGGAAATACAGATTTCGAGTGGAACGGAGGTGAGGGTGTATTCTTAGTTTCAGGAACATTCGGTGCGAGTACCACAATCAAACTACAACAAAAAATAGGTTCAGCTTTTGTTGACCTAAAAGATGGCTCTTTAGCTGAAAGTGGTGGTTTTAAGTTTGTAACATCACCAACTACACTTAGAGTTGTTGTTGCAAACATTGATGGAAACTTATCCCTTAATGTTCAATCATTAGAAAAGTAAGATGACCCAAGTTAGCTCCCAAGTAACAGCGCTTGTGCAACCGCAAAAGGTTGGGCAAGTTGAAGTCGTTAAAAATATATTTGACGACGCTTTTGCAGTCTATGGGAGCGTTGATATGCTAGGCACAGGTAATGCTGTGGTTAGAATGTTTGTTTACAATGCAACTCCTTCTGAAAGGGATTTCACCGCAACAGAATTAACGGACGGTACATTTAGCTCATGGGCAGGAAGTAGCGCAAGTTATGCAAGAATATCGAAAATATATAATCAAAAAGGCGATTCCGATTTAGATTTAACTCACGTTGTTTCAAGTTTGTATCATTTTTACGACCCTAATACAAACGAGATAAGACCCGACCAAGCAGGATATTATCAATACACAAGCTTGTTTTCTATAGCTGATGGCGCTAAATCTAAAATTGAAAGTGCGTTTCAAGATAATACTATAGATAGCCATACAACTTTCGTTTTAGGTGCTAGAAAGAAAGGAAGTTCAATGTACGAGTTACCTGCTTCAGGTAGAACAATGTTCACATTAAGAGACACTACAAGTCCTGCTACAGCAATCCAAGCTAAACATAAAGCAATAGCAATAAAAAACGCATCGCTTACAGATGACATTGGGGTAAGTATAAGAGACGATGATTTCACCTATGAACAGAATTACCACGATACATTCCCCACTACCCTTAAAACATACATAGCTGAAATACAAAGGCTACCTATTGCAGGAGTAACATCAACTGATATTAATATGTTTGTTGATGGTACACAAGAAATTGACGTAAATACTAATACTGTAGATAACGACATTGAGATAGGTAGAATAGAACTAGGCGATAATAGGTATCGTTTTAAATGCGCTGCATTATTTAATAAGATTTTAACAACAGAAGAACGAACAGAAGTTCACACAAGATTGTCAGCTCATTACTAATATGTATAAATATTTAATATTTCAAACAGAACAAGAAGCTTCGGATAGAGCTGATGTTGAAGGACAAGCTCTTAATTTACCTTATTGGCAAGACCCTACAGTTAATACAACTAGAGCAACTACTGCTCCTATACTTACTGATGACGGCGAATGGGGTTTAGACGTTACCGATTACACTACTTTAACTGAAGAGGAAGAAGCAGTTTTAGTCGATGAATTAAACATTAATTTAGAATAATAATATGCACTATACAGCAGAATCAATATATACCAAATGTGAAGGCGATAGAGTTTCATATTTGGAAAGAGCGCGCACTTGCTCCAAACTTACACTCCCTTACATCATGCCTGATGAAGGCTTCGGCGCTTCAAGTAGGCTAGAAACTCCTTTTGCGGGCGTAGGTGCGCGCGGTGTGAACAACCTTGCATCTAAATTACTGCTCGCATTACTCCCACCTAACGCCCCATTTTTTAGATTAAACATTGATAAGTTTGCTATTCAAGAAGAAGGAGCAGACGACCAATTAATAAGTGAGATAGAAAAATCATTACAACAAGTTGAAGAAACTGTAATGAGTGAAATCTCTCAACAATCCTACAGAGTAGGTATTCATGAAGCACTTAAACAGCTTGTTGTTACAGGTAATGCACTAATATACATTCCGCAAGACGGTGGTATGCGTGTATTCCATCTCGACCGCTATGTTGTTAAACGTGACCCAATGGGTAATGTAATTAAAATAGCAACCAAAGAAGAAGTAGCATATGAAGCCCTCCCTGAAAATATTAAGCAAGCATCTCTCGCTTCAGGTAAACCACCTAGTGATAAATGTAATCTGTTTACTGCTTGTGTTAGGGAAGATAATAAATGGCATCTATTTCAAGATATTAATGGAGTACGTGTTCCTGAAACTGAAGGTACGTTTGATATTGATAAAAGCCCGTTCATTGCTCTCAGATTTTCTAAAATAGACGGCGAAGATTACGGACGCGGTTATGTAGAAGAATACTTAGGTGACTTACAATCTTTAGAAGCACTTACACAAGCTATTGTCGAAGGTTCAGCAGTAGCCGCTAAGACATTGTTCTTAGTTAATCCTAACGGTACTACACGTCCTAAACAATTAGCTGAGTCTCCTAACGGTGCTATAGTACAAGGTAACGCTGCTGATGTTACTGTACTACAAACACAAAAACAAAATGACTTTAGAGTTGCTCAAGAAACCATCAACGTTATCAAAGAGCGACTAGGACAAGCATTCTTGTTAACATCAGGTGTTGTTCGTAACGCTGACCGTGTTACAGCAGAAGAGATTAGAATGTTATCACAAGAACTAGAGTCTGCTCTAGGAGGTTTGTATTCGTTATTAAGTAATGAATTACAACTACCGCTTGTTAATAGACTTTTGGAAGTTCTTAATAAAACTAAGAAACTACCGAAGCTTCCTAAAGATGTTGTAAATCCTGTTATTATTACAGGTGTTGAAGCATTAGGAAGAGGAAATGATTTACAGAAACTTGACTTGTTCTTAGCAGGAGCGGCGCAAATAGTTGGCGCTCAAGCTGTAGCACAGTTTGTTAATGTAAATGAATATTTCGCACGTAGGGCTACTGCGCTTGGTATCAAGACAGATGGTCTTATTAAAGACGCGCAAGCTATGCAAGCTGAAGCACAGCAAGCACAACAAATGCAACTAATGCAGAAAGCAGCGCCCGCAGGGATTAAAGCTATTTCTGATACAATAAATCAATCAGCAGATGAAACCATGCAAGGTGAACAGTAATTATGGCAGAATACGAACAAAACGTTATAAACGATAAAACTCCTTCAGAGAATATTACTCTCGAACAGGAAGCAGCGGCAATCGACGCTAAAGCGGCTGAAAATCCCGTAGTGGAAGAACAGCCAATACCTAGTTCTTCAGAACGCCCTGAGTGGCTACCTGAAAAATTTAGTTCCGCCGAAGATATGGCGAAGGCTTACGCTGAACTAGAAACTAAACAATCTAGTGGTAGCGAAGAAGAAGCAGAAACTTCTGAATCAGTAGAAGAAACATCAACAGGTACTCCTGATATAGTATCTATTGCTAACGACGAATATATTGAAAGTGGTGAGTTATCACAAGATACTTACAACCAATTAGGCGAAATGGGTATCTCCAAAGAGATGGTAGATTCTTATATTGCAGGTCAAGAAGCAATCGTAGATAAACAGTCAAATGACATATTCAATACAATCGGAGGTAAATCCGAATACGAAGCTATGTCAGAATGGGCAGGACAAAATCTTGATGATGCTGATTTAGAAGCATACAACCAAACAGTTGAGAGTGGTACAATAGAACAAGCAAAGTTTGC